ATCTAACGAGTACAAAGGTAAATACTACATAAACGTTACAGGATGGAAAATAGTTAATGCTGTTGCTGAAACAACATCAAACGCACAAATGCCAGACGTTAACGATAATCTTCCATTCTAATGATAATAAATTCTTCTGAAATATTTAAAAGATTATTAGATATAAAACACGGAAGAGTTAAGGAAGGTTTAAAAATAGGAGTACCAGACATAGACGAGTATTTACGATACAAACAAGGCAATTTTAATTTATTAATTGGTCATGCTAATGTTGGTAAAACAACTGTTATATTGTATTTATTCGTCATATGGGCTCTTAAACACAAAAAGAGGTTTTTAATATGGTCTTCAGAAAATACACCTCAATCAATTCAGAGAAAAATAATAGAGTTTAAAATGCGTAAGCCTATTACAAAGGCTGAAGATGCAGATATAAAAGATGCTTTAGAATGGTCTGATTCTTATTTTAAGATTATAGACGTTGAAGAACTTTATACATACAAAGAATTATTAGAAGAAGCAAAAGCAATTAAAGACGCTTGGGACTATGATGCTATATTAATAGATCCATACAACTCTTTAATAAAAGATAAACAATTATATAAAGAAGTAGGAGGTCACGAATATGACTATCAAGTTAGTACAGAATTTAGATTGTTTGCAAAAAAAAACAACATAACATTATTCTTAAATGCTCATGGAGTAACTGAAGCATTACGTAAGTTACACCCAAAAGGTCATGATTATGAGGGTTTGTCTATGCCTTTAAGTATGGCAAGTGTAGAAGGTGGAGGAAAATGGGGAAACCGTTGTGATGATCTGATTTGTATACATAGGTACACATCTCATCCAACTGACTGGATTTATTCAAATTTGTTTGTTCTAAAAGTAAAAGAAATGGAAACAGGAGGAAGATGTACACCGTTTGATGAACCAATAAAATTAAAGATGGAAAAGAATAATATTGGTTTTACTTTTATGGACAAAGACTTATTAGATAAAAACAAAAAAGATTTACTATTTTGATACTTATTATACTTCTTGTTATAACTACAATATTTGTAATGATTGGTCAATACAAAAATGCAGATATTTATGTAGCATTAATAAAAGGTTTCATGATAGGAGCATTATTTCACAAAGAACAATATGATGATGGTTATGATGAATACACTTTACAGTGTGTCATAGGATTTATAAATGTTACAGTGAAATGGGAAGAGCAGACTGGCTAGAAGTAGTGGCAAGACAACATAAAGAATGGATCAGAATAGTTAATGGTTTTGGTGAATATGATTATGCAGAAGATATTGTACAAGAGAGTTATTTAATATTATATAAATATGCAAAACCAGAAAAGGTTATTGAAAATGGTATTATTCGCAGGGGTTATATGTATTTCACTTTACGAACTACTTACTACTTATACTATAATAGTAAGCGAAAAGTTAGGAAGGTTTCTATTGATGATGGTGTCATACAGCTAGAAGATCATTCAGACCTAAGAGAACAAGAAGCATATAATTATATATGTCAAAAAATAGATGATGAAATCGAAGACTGGCATTGGTATGATAAAAAGCTTTTTGTTTTATATAGAGATACAAATATGAGTATTAGAAAGATTGCAGCAGAAACAAAAATAAGTTGGGTAAGTATATTTAATACTTTAAAGAATGCAAAAAACATATTAAAAGAGAAATTAAAAGAAGATTACGAAGATTACAAAAACGAAGATTATGAACGATTATAATAAATTTAAAGCCAATTTTGAATATCAACAAAAAGTAGCCGCTAAAGGATTTGGCGATACAGTTGAGAAAATAACTAAAGCAACAGGAATAAAAAAAGTTGTAGATACTGTAGCAGAAGCATTAGATGCAGACTGTGGATGTGATAAAAGAAAAAAGAAACTCAATGAATTGTTTCCATATAAAATACCAGAGCTTTTCACTGAACAGGAATTTTTGTATCTTAAAGATATATTTGAAGAAAAAAAGAACAATATAACAGAATACGCTCCAAAAATGTTAGAGATATACAATAGAGTTTTTAAAGACACAAAGAAACTTACTAATTGTTCTCCTTGCTTTGTTGGACAAGTGTATAATAAACTAGAAGCAATTTACAATGAATACAAATAAAATGGAATTAATCAAAGAATTAGAATACGTTACAAATTACGAGACCCTAGGAAATAAATTAATTCAATGGGGTAAACAGTCAAACAACGAAGACATAAAACTTTGTAAGGGCTGTTTGGCGGAGATAGGAATTTATGTTGCACATCTTGAATACGAGAGAAGAACATATGAAAAAACCATAGAGTCATATAGATCAGACAAAATAAGAGCTCTTAAAAGAGCAAGAAGAGTTGAATCAGATCTTGAAGAAGTAAGAATAAAATTAAAAAAACACGTTAAAGGCAAAGATTTAGGATTATAATTATTATCTTTAACAATATTTAAACAATGTTAAAATGAATATACTTAAAAAAGCGGATGAAATTATAAACGCAAGAGGAGAAGAAAAAGAAAGAATGTATGGTCCTATGTTAGAGACAATGCAAAGATCAGCTGATTTAGCTTCAAGCATGTGTGGTAAAGAAATAACAAGTAGAGACATGCATTTGTGTATGGTAGCAATGAAACTAGCTAGAGAAGCATACAACTATAAAGAAGATAATTTATTAGATGCTGTAGCGTATATAGCGTCACTAAACAACTTAGAACAAAAAAATAAAAATGAAATTCGATAGTGCAAATAAGGCTTTTGTATCTTTATATAAAAAAATATCTGAAGAAGGTATAGATCAACAAGACACAAAATGTATATTAAATACAGGTTTCTATTTAACAAATCCTAGAAAAAGATCTATTACAGAGAAATGGAGAAACTGGAGTGGTAAATATGCAGAATACGAATGGCAATGGTATTTATCAGCAAATCCAAACGCAGAATTAATTGCAGAGAAAGCTAAGATCTGGAAGTCTTGTATGGATAAAAATGGAGAAGTTAATTCAAACTATGGTTATCATTGGCAACAATCGAATCAATTAGATTACATAGTGGAAGAATTAAAAAATAATCCAGAAAGTAGAAGAGCTAGTATAAGTATATACGATGCTAAAAATAGATATAATTTTGAAAACGATACACCATGTACATATGCTATTAATTTTAGTATATTAAATAATAAATTAAACATGAGTGTACTTATGAGATCAAACGATTTATGGTTTGGTTTTTGTAATGACCAATATTGCTTTAGCAAGTTGCAAGATGAAATAGGTAAAAGACTAAAATTAAACTTAGGATATTATTATCATTTTTCTCAGAACCTACATATATATAACAAATTTTTAAATAAAAATGAGCAGATTTAAACTAATAAGAACTTGGGCAAAAAATAAAGGAATTTTTGATAAAGGAGATTCTAAAACACAGCTAATTAAATTAGTTGAAGAGCAAGGTGAACTTTCAGAAGGTATATTAAAAAATGATATACCAGAAATAAAAGATGCTGTTGGAGATATGATAGTAGTATTAACTAATCTTTGTTATTTTTACGATTTAAAAGTAGAAGATTGTATTGATAGCGCTTATGATGTTATAAAAAACAGAAAAGGTAAAATGATAAACAACACATTTGTAAAAGATGAGAATAGTAATTAAAAAACCAAGCTGGAAACATATCACTTTTATGACGCCAAAAATAAACTTTATGAATTGGGCAGAGAAAGGTGTAAAAATAAATATTGATGATAATAGTTTTGAGTTTTCTAAACCACACGAATTAGAAGCTTTGTTGACTAATTTAAGTCCAAGTTTTAATTCAGATAATACTTGTTTTATATCGATACCAGAAATGAAAAGTATACATGCTAAAAAGGATAGATTTGAAAAAATAAAGTTACTGAATGGATCTATATGGAATAAAGAAGAATTGTTAAGTAAAATGTACGATGATTCATTTTATTACGGAGAATTAGGAAAGTATGCTCTGAGTTCAAGTTCAATAAAAAATCTAATTGATTCTCCTAAAAGTTATGCGAGAAGTTTGAATTATAAATCAGATAGTCCTGCTTTTAAAACAGGTAGACTTATACATCTAGCAGCTTTAGAACCAGATAAACTAGAATCACTGTGTCATATTGTAGAGGTACAATCAGCGGTAACAAAAAAATTTAAAGATAAAGTTAAAGAAATAGGAAGTGGTGATTTTGTTTATACAAGAAAAGAATATGATAAAGCAATGTATGTTGTAGATTCGTTAAAACAAAACGAGCTTTGGCAAGACTTAACTAGAAAGTCAGAATTTGAAAAACCAGCTTTTGATATATTACATGGTTATCCCTTCAGAGCTAAAGCTGATATACTAGGAGATGATTTTGTTGCTGATTTAAAAACAACATCTGATCTTAAAGCATTTAAATATTCAGCTAAAAAATATTCTTACGACGTACAACTATATATTTACTGTAATTTATTTAAAGTAGATTACAAGAATTTTTATTTCTTTGTGATAGATAAAGGATCTGGAGATTTAGGTATATATGACTGTGAAGAATCTTTTTATGAATCAGGAAAACAAAAACTAGAATATGGTATTAGGATATTTGAAAAATATTTTATAAACAAAGAAGAAGAATTAAACGAATATGTGATACGTGATACACTTGCGTAATGAACAAAGAAATAGACAGGTATTACATAATGGCATTAATGGATCTCGCTGCAGGCGCATCAGTAGAAGAACTTGAAAAGGCCATAAAACTTTATGAAGCATTAGAGAATTATGAAGCTTGCGCAGGAATAATAAAAGCAATAAACGAAAATAAATATTATGATAACAACTGAATTAAAGAATATAATTAAACACGAGACAAGTATAGATTTAAATAATAAAGAGACTCTTCTTTGTAGAGACAGAGACTTTATTGAAGCAAGAGCAATATATTACAAGCTACTTCGTAAATATACCAACATGACTTATACTAAAATAGGTAGATCCGTGTCAAAAAACCACGCTACTATCTTACATGCATGTAATAATTTTGATTGGTGGTTAAAGCAAGATGAAGGATTATTAAACGTATATACTAAAGTAAAAGAAAAGTTTAGTGATTATCTTGGATATGAAAAGGTAGATAAAAAACTAGAATACAATTTAGAAAGACTATTTGAAAACTATATAGACCTAAAGAAACAATATGAAATATTAAAGGAACATGTAAAAGAAATTAACAAATGATAACATTTCTTATTGTATTATTGATTAATCAAGTTAATTCAAGTTATGGCACACGGAGGAAAAAGACAAGGAGCAGGTAGAAAACCTAAAGCAGATGAGCTTAATCTAATAGAGAAACTAACTCCTTTAGAAGATGCTGCATATCAAGCTCTGAAAGCTGGAGTAGAAAAAGGAGACTTTAAATATGTACAGCTGTTCTATAATTACTACGCAGGTAAACCAAGAGAAACAAAAGACATTACAATAAACGAAGACACTCCACTGTTTATTGATTAATGAGAGTCAGAAAAACGATAGCGTTTGACAAGCTTCTTGCATTAGACAAAAGAGTTAAGATTGTAAGAGGAGGAACTTCTGCTGGTAAAACTATTTGTATACTATCTATCTTAATAGATCAAGCAATAAGAAATGCAGGCAGCGAGATAAGTGTAGTATCAGAATCAGTTCCACATTTAAGAAGAGGAGCATTAAAAGACTTTCTAAATATCCTAAAAGGATTAAACAGATATTACGAAGAGAAGTATAATAGAACAACATTAAAATACACATTCTCTAATGGAAGTTATATAGAGTTCTTTTCTACAGACCAACCAGATAAGTTAAGAGGTTCCAGAAGAACAGATCTATTTATTAATGAGTGTAACAATGTTAGCTTTGAAGCTTACCAGCAATTATCAATAAGAACCTCTGGAGATATTTGGCTAGATTATAACCCTACTAATTTATTCTGGGTAGATAAAGAATTAATCAATACAGAAGATACAAACTTCATTACATTAACTTACAAGGACAATAATGAACTTCCTGATAGTATTATCAAAGAAATAGAGAAAGCTCGTCTAAAGGCTTCTAAAAGCTCTTATTGGGCTAATTGGTGGAGGGTTTATGGACTAGGTGAGATAGGTACACTTGAAGGAGCTTGTATTCCTGATTGGAAACAAATAGATGTAATACCACCTCATGCTAGGTTATTATGTCATGGATTAGACTTTGGTTACTCCGTTGACGAAGCAGCATTAGTAGCACTATACAAACTAGATGATGCATATATATTTGATGAAGTACTCTATAGAAAAGGAATGTTAAACTCACACATAAGTCAATACTTAAAAAACAATCAGATATTAGGAAGCTTATGGGCAGATAGTGCAGAGCCTAAATCAATAGCAGAGTTAAATACATATGGACATCAAGTATTCCCAGTTACAAAAGGTAGAGATAGTATAGTGTATGGTATTAACCTTATAAACCAAAACAATATATTTGTTACACAAAGATCAAAGAACTTAATTAAAGAGCTTCAGGGATATGTCTGGATGAAAGACAAGCAAGGTAACACACTACAAAAGCCTAACCCTATGTCTGGAGACCATAGTATTGATGCAGCTAGATATGCATTAACATCTCAATTACAAGATCCTAATAAAGGAGAATATCACATTTGGTAAAAATAATTAACAATATATTTGGATTGTTTAAAAAATGTTTATATATTAGCTATATGAATTACAAATGTAAAACTTGTCATCACGATAATCATGAAGATTCATTTAAATGCGAAGAGTGTGGTACACTTTTGTATGAGGAGATTATCAATGGTGAAATAAAAAAGATATAACAATACAGATGCTGATAACCCGTAGTAACATAAAAACACTAAAACCGATATCAACAATGGATTATGATCCTAGTGAGGAATTTAGTAAGTCTAGTGTGAATGGGCAGCATCTTTTTAGAAACAAAGAAATGAA